AACCCCGGGCGAACGCCTCGTCGTAGGTGATGTTGTCGAGGCTGACGATGGCGACCGGTGGGTTTATCTGGTCAGGGATGGTCGCCGACGTGCGCAGCCCGGTGATGGTGGCGAGCCTGGTGGCGAGCCCGGTGCGCAGCTCGGTCACCGTCGGCATCAGGCCACCGCGTTCGTGTTACGCATCCACGGCCGCACCAGCATCTCCACATCAGGGTCCAGGTAGCGGCTGACCCGCATCACACCCATATCGCCGTAACCGGCGACACCGAGCGGCGAGTCGAACCGTTTGAACTCGCGGGCGGCCTGGATGATGGTGGCCTGCTTGATCGCCGTCGGCACCGTGGCGAAACCCCACACCCCGGTCACCCGCACCGTGGCGATGTTCGCATACACCGGATAGTTGTAGTCGCCCGTGGCACGGATACGGGTGAACGGGGTCGACTGCCCCGCCACCAACTGGTTCAACGGTTCACCCTGATAGTCGGTCGCCGTCCACGTCTGGTCATACACATAGTCGGCGTTCGTCGACGTTTCCAACGTGGTGATGGTGCGGCAGTCGTCGATCTGCACCAGGTCGGTACGGTTCGCCGCGTAAACCCTCGTAGCCGTGCCCCCGTTGTAGAAAGTGCGCTCGGTGAACGAATCCACCATACGGGACGCCGACTCAACGGCCAGCTCGAGGAGGGAGTTGTCGACGCTGTCCGTGATGCGTAGCGCCGCCTTGATGTCGTCCAGGGTGCAGTATCCGTTAGTTATCGGCACCGGTGCCTCCGTTGTCTAACCATTCGATGAGCTTGCCGAAACCCTCGCGGTAGTCGGTGGGTTCCATGTGCCCGTACAGGTTCCAGAACTTCTCGTTTGAGCAGTCGCGGGATAGCACACCGCTCGGCATGTCATCCGTGTACGTGTATTTAGGGTCGATGCCGACGATGTCGGCGCAGAGGTCGGCGATGTCTTGCACGGTGGCCGCACCCTGCCGGCCGATGTTCACCGGGCCACCATTCTCAGGGTCATCCATCACGGCGAGAATCTTGTCGACCGCGTCGTCGATCCACAGATACGACCGCAGCTGTCGCCCGTTGCCCCAAATCTCCACCCGGCCCGTGTCCCGCGCCGCCAACATCTTCGTCGCAATCGCCGTCGGGAACTTCATGCGTTCCCCCTCACGCTCCTGCCCCACACCATAGACGGTGTGGATGATGCCGACACGGCAGTCAATCGGTGCCCGCTGCCCAAGCCGCAACATCATCAACTTCTCGCGGCCATACATCTGGTCAGGTTTCCCCGACTCGATCAAATCCTCCGACAGCAGCGGGGCGTTACCTTCCCGCATCTGTATCTCGGTCGGATACACGCACGCCGACGAGGCCAGGAACACGCGGGGAACGTCGGCTTTGATGGCGGCCTCGAGCACCGTGAACGTCATGCGCGAGTTATTCAAGTAGGGCCAGAAGTCGTGGACGTGGAAATATCCGACGCCGCCCATGTCGGCGGCCAGATGGTACACCTGGTCGACACCAGTGAAGTCGACATGGTCGCGGGTGAGGTCGGCGATATAGACATGCCTGGCCGCGTCCAATGATGCCATACGGGTCGGGTCATCGGGTAGGGCGTCAACATAGGCGTGCACGCTGTGGCCGAACTGCGCCAGTCGTCGCACTAGGTTCGATCCGATGAAACCGGCGGCCCCGGTTACAGCGATTTCCACAGCGGCATCCTCTCGGCGTAACGGCCGGCGTCGTCCCCCGCCGTCGTCAATGATTTCCGGTATCCCTCGTCAACCTGCGCTAAACCCCACGCCGGATGCAGGTGCTCAACAATGCTGTCGGCCCGGTGCGCGTACTGGCCTCGAGCCATGGCTGTCTGCACCGCCTCAGTGTCGGTGTAGTTGTGGGTGTAACCCTCATGCAGCAGTTTCCCGGGGGCGTCGACACATCCGGTCAGCGCATAGTCACGGCGCACCAGGTAATGGGTGGCGTGCCTGCCGGCGACCACGTCGGGGTTGTGTAGGTCGTTGGTGCCGACCATGCCGAACTCGTGGGCGGCCTCAAGCAGCGGCGGCAACCAACCGGGATGGAAGTGTAGGTCGTCGGATCCTATGAACAGGTACGGGTACCAGGTGCGGGCGATGGCCGTGTTGATCGCGCCCGCATAGTTTCGGGCGTTCTCGTTCAGGATGAGTTTGACCGAGGCGTCGGCCGTCATCTGGTCAGCCACCGCCAACCGGGTGACCTGGTCATCCATCTCACACACGAAAACTAGGTCGACGTGGGCAGCGTCCACCGTGGCGAACAGGTCGTTGACGACACGTTGCACACTACCGGCCCGGATGGTGGGCACCAGCACGCCGACGTCGTTCATACCGCCACCTGCCAGAATCGGTGCCCGGCCTGGTCAACCATGTCCCGCAACCTCACCGGGTCATCCCAACCCTCAACACTGGACACGCCCACGTTCGGGTTCACAACCGGGACACACCCCGACAGGACGGCCTCAATGGTGGCCCGTGACTCGGACTCGAAACCTAGCGGCAGGTGAACCCACCAGCGGGCCGTAGACATGGCCTCAAGCACGTCGGCCCGTGGCACGTTCGTCAGCATACGCAGCGGGATGCCTTGTTTGGCTGACCAGTATTTGGCGGCCAGGGGGCCCTTCAACGGATGCCACCGTTGCGCCCACACCGCGTGATCCCCTTTAGGGCCCGTGTGACAGTCCGAAGTGCGCAGGGGTGACAGGACATGCTCCACCCGCTGCGGCGCCGTCCACGACCGTTCTACGGCCTCATGCGCCGGGGTGTGGACGATCAGCACCCGGCAGCCGTTCAACAAGGCCGCGACACCAGGGCGGCGGGTCTGCTTGTGATGCACGAACACCGTCGGCTGTCGACCAGCCAACACCATGCACGCCTCATCCTCAAGGAAATCGGTGCCGGTGATGATGATGTGGTCGGCGTCCAGCGCCCGCTCCCACTCATCCGCAGCCAACAGGGTCACCTCGACACCGGCGGGCGCCAGCTCGAGCAGCTCGGCGTCAGTCATCTCCGCGCCACCAGCGAACCGGCCCGGCAGATGCGCCGGGTTATCTTGCGCGTCATCCGGCCGCGGCAAATGATGAGTCAACCACGCCAGCCTCACGCCGTCACCGCCCGCAACGCCGGCCGCCAAAACTCGTCGAACACGCGGTCGCAATCCAACGCCTGCGCCCACTCGACAGCCCGATGACTGGTGCCCCGCTGCCGCTGGTAGGCGGCCTCGAGGGCTTCGACGATGGTGCCGATGTTGGGGGTGATCCACCACGACCGCTGCATCGGATCCCAGTCAGGTTGCCCGTCGACCACCCAACCATCACCGACCAGCTCCGGCTGCGCGGTGAAATCCGAGACGATGACCGGGGTGCCGCACGCCTGCGCCTCCGGCACATGAATCCCGAAACCCTCACCCTTAGACGCGGCCAGGAAAACGTCGGCCGCCGTATAGCACGCCGCCAAATAATCCGCCCCCAATGGTGCCCGGTACGCGTACTGGTCAACGATCCTGACCTGGTCTTTGCGCAACGCCACCGCGTCGAGCAGGTCGGCCAGGTTGATGCCACCCATAGCGCCATGCGCCTCAGTGTGCAGGTAGATCACGGCGTCATCGTGGCGTTCGGCGAACATCTTGAACGCGATCAGGTTTTCGGCGAACGCTTTGCGCGTCGGATACACGCCCTTGTTTGCGGCACCGAACATGACCACGAACTGGTCATCGGTCACGTTCATCAACTGTCGGCCCGTAATCCGCGACCCGTCCGCGTCGACCAGGTGCGGGGTAGGTTTGAACACCTTGGTGTCGATGGCGTGCGGCACATAAATGGATTCAATGCCGAGGTCGGCCAGGGCCTTCTGCCCGAACTTTGACATGGCGAACGGGGTGACGTTGTCCCGTGCACACCACGCCGCTACCTGCGGCGGGCACGGGGCATGGTCGATGGGCACCCATGACACAATCGGCCAGTTATCCCACTGTGGACCCTTAAACACCCACACGTCATACAGTGTGATGAGTAAGGGTTTGGTGTCGGGATGCTGCTGGTGCCATTCCTGCATCTGTGCCGGCGCCACATCATTCGAATACGCCTCAGCGCCGCGGGCGAAAACTTTGATGCCGCCCCAGTCCGAGCCAGCACCCTCGAGCCCGTAGTTGGACATGACGGCGACGTTGTGGCCGTCACCGGCTAGGCGGGCTATGACTTGCGCGGTTTGCCCGCCGTACCCTGTCGCCGCCCACGGGGCGTTACTGACCCATCCGATGGTGAGAGGGTCGCCGTTTCCGGCAGGTTGGCGCGACCCTCCTCGAGCAGCAGCCGAGCTACGGGGTCCGGCAGGTTCACGATGTTTCCGCGGATTTCTACGAGCATTACCCACCTCAGTTTTCCTTTCCAGCGCAGTGGATGGTGTCGGTGGCGGCCCCGCCTGCGCACGAGGCCGCCACCGACGTCTTGGTGTCTAGTACGTCACGCGGTGTTGCCGATGAAGTACTTGACGTGCGACGACTGCAACAGGTTGCCGTCGACGCGGATGATGAACCGCAGGGTGACCAGGTCGTTCTGGAACGCGTAGTCGTCCGATCGTGCGACCTGGATGCCGCCCACCGTACGAGTCATGTACGACGGGAAGTGACCGGCGATGACCGACTTGGTCGCCGAACCGGTCGACGCCATGTGCGGGTTCTCAATCAGCGGGTACCCGAGGATGGTGTCCGGGGTGCCCGGCTGAAGCGTCGGCACGAACACGTAGTCGCCGCCGCTGGTCTTGAGCTTGCGCATGGCGCCGATGCTGGTACCGTTCGCCATCAGGCCGTAGCCGGGGAGTCGACGCGCCGCACCGTCCGTGGAGTAGACGAGGTCGATGAGGTTGTCGGCCGTGAACGCACCCGACACGCTGGTGCCGCCCGTGATGCCGGAACCGGCGGCGGTCACGATGCCCGTGGGCTGAACCGTGCCAGTGCCGGTGGTGAGCACCGAGTTGACCGCGTAGCCGACGGCGTTGCCGGCCTGCTGCGCGACGAACCCGAGAATGTCGACGTTCGAGTCCGCGGCCATCTCCGCAGAAACCTGCGTGATGAACGCGTACTTGAACGACCCGAGGGTCACCTTGCCGAACGCCGGGTCGCTGGCGTCGATGCTGGCAGCCTCACCCTCGAGGCCGGCCGTGCTGAACGTGGACAGCGTCGGGATCACATAGTTTTCACCCGATGCGGTGTTCAGGACGGACACGACCGCGGCGTCGAGCATGGGTCCGACGAGGCGGGCCTGGTCGAACACCTGGTCTGCAAACGTGGTCGGGACCGGGGCGTTGCTCGACGTCTTGAGCACCGAGCGGCGCTCGAACTCGGCGGCGCGGATCTCGCCACGGAGCAGGCTGCGCATCACGTCGACGTCGTCACGCTGCGCCACGGCGGCGGCAGCGGGACGCACGGCGGCCTCGCGGCCCTCCATGCTGCGGACGATCTCAGCCTCACGGGCCTCAGCGGCCTGCACATCCTTGAGCAGCTGTGCGCGGCTGTCGAGGTCGGCGTTGATCCGGTCGTAGGTTTGGCGCTCCTCAGCGGTGAGGTCGCGGTTCTCGGCAGCGGCAGCGTCAAGCAGTGCCTTCGCCTCATTCCACGCCCGCTGACGCGCCTCGATCTGCTTCGTGAGGAAGTCAGACATGTGGCACCTCATTTCATGTGGGTAGGTTTGAAAGTGCGCAGGTGGTTAGGGTTTGCGCTGCTGCGGCTCCGCAGACAACATCGGTGCTGGTGCGGCTCCGCAACCAGCCCCGAAACTTAGACAGCCTTGTAGGCCAGGTCGAGCATATCCTTCAACAGTGCCAGTCGGGCCTGCACACCGTCGTCGGACACGTTGATGTCGTCATCATCATCGTCGGCCGGGGACAGTTTTGTGACGACGTCGGTGAGAAGTGCGGCCTGGTCACGGGTCAACGTGCCCGCCTCGAGGGCGTCCAACGCCGACGACAACGCCACACCATCCGCACCGGTGGCCTCGACAACGGCGTCGAGGGAACGCACCGATGCCGACGTGCGCGGGTATGCGGGGAACGCCACGACCGACACCTCATGCAGTCGCACCTCTTTCAGCTCGCGGGTCATGCCATCCTCAGACCACGCGTCACCGTTCCGCGGCACCGAGAAACCGAACGACATGCTATCGACGACGCCGGCGCGTAGAAGTTGTGCGACGTCGCGGCCCAACGTGGTGTCGGGCAGGTCGGCCTCAACCCGTAGGCCACGCTCATCCTCGGACAGTCGCAGGGTGCGGGACCGGGTCGACGCCAACGGCTGCGACGTGTCATGCGACCACAACATCATCACGTTGTTTTTCGACCGGAGTGAGCGGGCGAACGCGCCAGCCCGAATGGTTTCGGTCCACGGGAGCGGCTCCGACGGGGAATCGAACACGGCCGCGTAACCGGTGAAGCTCATACCGTCACCGGTTTCACGGATCTCGAAATCGTTGACCGTGACGTGCCTGGTTTCTACCTTGGTGCCCATGTGGCGGTCCTGCCCTTCCATCGCTGCGACCTGCTGTTCAGCCCATCTGCGGGCACGCCTGGATTCGTCTGCCGGCCAACCACCCCACAGAGCGTGGGCCACCATGCCCGGTGTCGGCGGGTCGGTGTTGCGGTCGGTGCCCTCGAGGTCGGCCTGATGCCGGGCGAACCAGGCCGCCATCCGCAACGCCTTGTCGTCACTGATCTGGCCGGCGGCCATCTCTCGGGCCTCGCGCACGGTGCGGGCCGTCAACCCGTCCCCCGCATACCCAGCCTCGAACCATTCGAGGCCGCGGCGTGCATTGGCTTGGATCCAGTCCGGCACGTTCACCGCCCGAACCTCACCGACCTCATCGTCGTCATCGTCGTCGTCGTCGTCGGGCTGCCACGCGTCACAGTAGTAGCCGCCGTCAACGTATTCCTCCCAACGCCGGCACCACGCCTGGTCACCCTGCACGTTGGACTCGTCATAAAACAGGCAGTTTCCGCACGCCCGACCGTCAGGCACATCCGGCGACACCGCCGGCCGGTATGCGTCCGGCAAGTCACGCTCACCGCCCGGCTCCAAACCCTCAGCCAGCGACACGGCCACCATCTGATCGACTGCTTCCTGCTTCGTCATATGGCAGCCAATAACCTCACCGTTCTCCTTGATGGTTGCCCACCCGGCGCACGTCGGCTCACTGTCAGTGATGAAATACGGCACGACTAAACCCCGTACACCGAGGCAGGGTCGACAGGGTTGATCGACGCCAACGGCTGCAACTGTGTCGACGGCACACCCGTATGTTCGATAGGTGGCAGGCCCAGCGCCGCCAACACCGCCGCCGGGTCATAACCAGCGAACACCAGCCGCTGCGCCATCACCACCAGTTTCTCAGTTTCCACCAGGTCGGCTGCCGACAGGTTCACGTTCGCCAACGGCACCCGCACCATGTCGCCACCGTCGACCGGTTCCATATCCTCGAGGCGGCGCACATCGTTGACCGACATGAACCCTGACTGTAGACCGGTTGAGTAGGCGCTGAACCTGGTCTGTGTGTCGCCGCGTAGCAGGCTGTCCAGGTTGAACTTGACGAATTGTGCCGACGGCAGCAGCGTTGAGTAGGCGGCCTCGAGGCGAGCCACAATCGGGGTCACCGAGAAACGCACCCACTGGATAGCGTTTTGTTCGACCGACGCATACGACATCGACCCCGGTGTGGTCACACCCAACATGTGGGGCGGCACCCGGAACATGCGGCAGATATCCTCGACAGCGAACTGCCGCGACGCCAACAGCTGAGAATCCTCCGGGTCCACCCCAATCTTCGTCACCTTCGCGCCGCCGCCGAGCACGCCGGGCCGGTGCGCACGACGCAGCCCCCGGTGATGTTCCTCCCAACCGTCGGCCAGGTCGCGGGCCTGCTCCCGTGTCAGGTTCCCCGGCGCCTCGATGACGATGTCGGTGACCGAACCGGACCCGAAAAACCGTGACGAAAACTCCTCAAGGGCGCGGGCCAGGCCGAGAGATTCCTTCAAATAGTCGACCCTCGACACGCCCTTCAACTGGCCGGGGCGACGCAGCTCGGTGATGTGCATGACCTCCTCGGACGACAACACCATCCGCTGGTCGAAAACATATTCGATCTGGCGGGCCGGGTTACGCCGCGGCTCAACCTTCGTCGGATCCAACGCCGTCAACGCCACCACCTGCCCGGCATCATTCCGCGTCACCAGGACGTAAGCGTTGCCGTCAAGCAGCAGCGAAACCATCACCTGCACCAGGTGATCCTGCCGCGACACACCGGTATCGGCGGACTGGATCCATACCGGTTGAGGCCGCACCGGCACCCGGTCAGCACCCTGGGAGGTGAACGCATCCATAGGCAACGTCGACACCGTGTCGGCGTAGATGCGGATGCACGCATACACCGCCGACAGTTTCAGGGCATCGTCCTGCGACATCGACACACCCGACAACGTGGTACCCGTCGACCAATCCAGGCCGGCACCCCACACCGACTGATACGACAACGACCGCGACTCACCGCCGGACAGCAAACGACCTAGCATCAGTCACGCTCCAATGCGACACCAAAAGTAACAAGGGCGGTTCCGGCGAGCAGCCAACCCAACCAGGCACCAACCATGAACCCGCCAACACACAACGCCACAGCGCCAGCGACCTGCAACCCTGACGCCGTCAACCCCTTGCGACGCTTCCCAGGCTTCCGCATGGCACTCCTCATAGTCCGTAGAAAACAGCGACAGGTTCCTCGACTGGTTCCTGCCGTCGAAACGTTGCACGGTCGAACGCCATGACCGCTGACACAGCCGCGTCAATCTTCCGCGGGCTGCCCCGATGCTCCTTCACAATCCGCGGCCCCAACCGGTCAACCTTCACAGCACAGTTATCCAAATGGCGGGCCAACACCGGCGACCCATCCGGCCGCACACCACCAGACATCACCGCGTCATAAAACTTTGCGCACGCCGGAACCATACGAGCCGGCGACGTCGACGCATACTCCACAATCGGGGCACCAGCAGCCGCCAACGCATCCATCGACCGCTGCCACCGGTACGGGTCGAACGCCACCTCGAGCACGTTGAAATCGCCACACGCCCGCAACACCGACGCCTCAACCTCACTGATATCGACCCGCCAGTCATCCCGGTCCGTCGGCTGCTTCTCCCACAAACCGAGCAACCAAACCCGTGGTTCGTCCTCGACAGTGACACCGACAATCGCGGTACAGTCACCGGAGAACGAACCATCCACCCCCAACACGACTGGGACGGGGTCGCCCGGGGATGGTGGGGCGCAGGCATGCAACGCCGCCCACGCACCATTAGGAAGCCATGACTGATGCGACGCCACAAAGTTATTCAACCGCTTAGTGCGGAACTCATTCTCGAGGGTGCGTTTCACCGCCGACTCGAAATCCTCGGGATCCTGCAAGTCACCGAAACCAGGATTCGCCTGCCGCCAAACCGCAGGATCACGATGGTCCGCGTCCGGTTCAGCCTGCCACCACGCCGCAAAAAACGACGGATCCGTCACCTCACCCGACGCCACCCGCTGCGCATACTGCCACAACGCATAAGCAATCGAATCCTGGCCCGTCTGATCCGTGCGCACACCAGCCGTCGTAATCGCCAACGTCAACGCATCAAACCTCGCGGCCTGCGCCAACGTCATAACATCCCACAGCTCACGGTTCGGCGCCGCATGCAACTCGTCATACAACACCAGCGTCGGCGACAACCCCTCCTTCGTGTAGGCCTCCGACGACAACACCCGATACACCGAACCCGACGCCGGCACCTCAATCGCATCCCGATACAAGCGGCACTGCGCCGACAAC